AGGGGGGCAGGGGTCAAGAATCTGTGTAATGTGGCATTTATGAGCCAAAAAACCGCACCAATTGAGCTTCGATGGGCTCAAGGCCAAGTATTTTCGTGCGAAAAACGCTTTCGAGTCCTTGTAGCAGGTCGTCGCTTCGGCAAATCGTACTTATCTTGCGTTGAATTGGTACGTGGAGCGATCAATCGACCTGGGGAGACATTTTTTTATTGTGCTCCGACGTATCGGATGGCAAAAGATATTGCATGGCGAGCATTAAAGAAGCTTGTCCCGAAGGTATGGATTCAGAGCAAGAACGAAACCGACCTACGCATTGAGTTGATTAATGGATCAACGATCGAGTTAAAGGGAACTGAGAACGCAATGGCGTTGCGGGGCCGCAGTTTATCCGGGGTAGTTTTAGACGAGGCTGCCTTTATGAGTTCGGACGTATGGTTTGAGGTGATTCGGCCTGCGTTAGCGGATAAGGAGGGTTGGGCATTATTTATTTCAACGCCCGACGGAACAGCCAGTTGGTTTTATGACTTGTGGTGTTATGTGCCTGAGGACGAGACAGGATTATGGGAGAGATGGAGCTATACAACAATTGATGGTGGGAATGTCAGTAGGAATGAAGTCGAGGCAGCACGCGCCCAGCTTGATTCAAGAACATTCCGTCAAGAATTTGAGGCTAGTTTCGAGAACCTTACGGGCCTTGTTGCCGTCAGTTTCAGTGATGAGAATATCTCTCAAGAAGCGCGAGACATCAGTATTCAGCCACTGCTACTTGGGGTTGATTTTAACGTTGACCCAATGAGTGGTATTTGCGCGGTCAAAGACGGCGAAACGTTGTATGTCTTCGACGAGATTATGTTGACTGGCGGTGCAACAACATGGGATTTTGCCGAAGAAGTTACACGTAGATATGGTGTGGATCGAAGGATTATTGCGTGTCCGGACCCTACAGGCGGCGCAAGAAAAACAAGCGGAGTTGGTGTAACGGACCATGCAATTTTGCGTCGGAGTGGATTTACGGTCCAATCACCAAGAGGTGCATGGAAAATCCGCGACAAGATCACAGCAGTCAACACTGCATTAATGGATGCATCTGGAGCGCGAAGGACGGTAGTGCATCCAAGGTGCAAAAACCTAATTAAATCGTTGCGAACATTGACGTATGCACCTGGAACAGGGCTACCAAATAAGAATTTAGGAGTTGACCACGCCTTTGATGCGTTCGGTTATTTAGTTTTACAACAGTTTAATTTGGCAAAACCGGAGACGATGGGGCCAACTTCTTATCGGTTGTATTAAGCGTGTTTTGGCTGTGGCAACGTCACTCTGACTTGATCGCCAGTACCAGACCAAGATATGCACGGGCCAATGTTTACTTCTGGTGCTTGTGCGGTGTACCAGCGAAACTCGCAACTGGTGCAATGCCTACGACGCACAGTTTCATACGGCCCTTCAACCGTTTTTTTAGTCGTAACGACATGCACGCGAAACGATCCGCATTTGGGGCACTTCAAAGTGACTATTGATTGGGACGAAAGGCTAGACTAGGCCAAAGCCAAGCTTCGTCATGCCCCAAGGTCCCGGAACTTACGGCACAAAAAAGGGCCGTCCCCCTGCTAAGAAAAAGAAGGGCATGAAGAAGGGCTCTAAAAAAATGCGTTGCACTTGTGGCGAGTAGAAACGAGCCCACAAACAAGGCGCTTTATAGCCGTGTCAAAGCGGCTGCAAAGCGTAAATTCGCTGTATATCCCAGCGCCTATGCCAATGCTTGGCTGGTGCGGGAATATAAGAAGCGTGGCGGCACCTACCAAAAAGTGAGTGATGGCGGAACGAAAAAAGCCAAAAAAACCAAGTAAGACCAGCAAGGCCAAGGGTGGTCTAGCCGTTGGTTTGACGAGAAATGGGTCGATGTAAAGACCGGAAAGCCTTGTGGGCGCTCCAAAGGGGAAGACAGAGCATATCCAGCATGTCGACCATCAAAGCGCGTATCCGCAAAGACGCCTAAGACAACAGGCGAGATGACAGCTGCAGAAAAAGCCCGGTTTAAGCGTGAAAAAACCGGCGCAAAGAAGATAAGCTATCAGCATAAACGCCGTAAATCTGCCAAAAAGAAAAATGGCTGAAAAGAAAAAGCGTAAAAAAGGGCCAAATCTTAGCGTTGGCCGTGGTGAAAAACTTCCAGCAAGTAAAGGTGCAGGACTGACTGCAAAAGGCAGGGCTAAATATAATAAAGAAACCGGTTCAAACTTAAAAGCACCTGTCACCGGCAAGCCTAAAACCAAGAAAGAAGCAGCGCGTAAGAAGTCTTTTTGTGCTCGCAGCAAGAGTTGGACTGGAGAACGAGGCAAAGCTGCTCGAAGGAGATGGGGTTGCAACAACTAATCAATGGTTAAAATAATGACATGACTTACTCCGTCCCAGGGCTCGTTCGGACCCATTTGGTCAGCAGCTCCTACATGGGGAGTGTTGACAGTCCATTTGTCCGAACACGGGCAGTGATTGACCAGATGAAAGGCTGGGAAATCATGAAAGCCGTGGTCTCTGGCACTGAGTATTTACGTGATAACAGCGAAGCATTTTTACCGTTAGAGCCTCGCGAAGACTATTCCGCGTATCTAGCGCGTGTAAATCGTGCTGTATTCACGCCATATACCCAACGGTTGATTCGAGCGGCAGCAGGTTTGATTCTGCGTAAGCCAATCAATATCGTTGGCGATCCATATTGGACAGAAGTTTTTAACAAAGATGTTGATGGTTGTGGTTCAGATTTAGACGAATATGCACGTCGCTTGGTGATTTGTGCGCTGACCTATGGCCATTGTCATACGTTGGTTGACTTTCCCGCTCCAACAGAAGCCCGAAGCCTTGCAGAAGAGCGTGCATTAAACCGTCGTCCATATTGGATTGAGGTTGATCCAACCAAAGTGTATGGCTGGCGTTTAGATCGCGAATCGAATTATGGCAACTTGACGCAAGTGCGTATTGGTGAGAAAGCTGTTGTTCCTGATGGTGAGTTTGGAGAAAAGGTTTATGACCAGATTCGTGTCATTGAGCCGGGTCGTTATCGCGTCTATCGACAAGAAGAGCAAAAGAAAGCGATGCAAGGGAACTTCCCATATCCCTCTTCGTTTGACCAATCAGACGCTACGGCGGAGTTTGAGCTTATTGAATCTGGGCCGTATTCACTTGATCAAGTCCCCTTGGTCACGATCTACGCGAACAAGACGGACACGCTGACAAGTCGTCCACCGTTATTGGACATTGCTCATCTAAATCTTGCTCACTTCCAGCGTCAAGCTGACTTGATTCATAGCCTGCATATCGCATCACAACCGATGCTGGTGCTTGAGGGTTGGGATGATCAGACTAAAGATATGGCGATTAGTGTCAACTACGCGATGGCGACACAGCCGGGAAACAAGGTCTATTACGTGGAGCCTGCCGCTAGTGCTTTTGAAGCGCAATCTGCGGAGATCCAAGAATTACAGCAACAAATGGCGACGTTGGGCATCAGTACGCTTAGCCAACAAAAATTTGTAGCTGAATCAGCCGACGCACGACGACTAGACCGTATCGACACAAATTCAATGTTGTCGATGGTGTCGATGGATCTGGAGTCTGGCTTGCAAAAGGCTTACAACTTGGCTGCTAATTATCTAGGTATTGAGCCACCTGAAGTGAAGATCAGTCGTGACTTTGACCTTCAGCGTCTTATTGGCCAAGACATTACGGCAATGGCTCAGCTATTCCAAGACAGCATTATCGATCGCGAAGAGTTCCGCGACATGCTGGTACAAGGCGAGATTTTACCTACATCGGCAGAAAATGAAGCCAGCGGTACAGTAGGGGCGTAATATCTTTTGCTCCCCATGGGACTTCGATTTGAAGAGATTAATCCTCCTGCAAAGAAGGAAGCGGCTCCTGCCAAGAAAACAGCACGTAAGACAAAAGATACTAAAGTAGAAGAGTCCACTAAATCCTAAAAATGGAAGAACAGGTCATCCAGGAGACGCCCGTGGCGTCTTCTGACCAGCCCGTGGCTGAGACTGCGATTTCAACTCCTGCTGTAGACGTTTCGGCGTATGAGCAACAAATTCAAGCGTTGAAACTACGTGCCAATGAGGCCGAGGAGAAATTCCAAGGCGTTAAAGGCAAGCTTGATGATGTTTACAAAAAACAGGACGATCAGCGTAGAAAAACGCTTGAAGATCAAGGTCAATGGAAAGACCTTTGGGAAGAAGCCAACAAAACTGCTCAAGAAAAGCAGCAACAGATTGGCGATTTAGAGCGTCAACTGCAAGAGCTTCGATCATCAAACGAAACTGCAGCAATGCAAACGTCTGCTTTGTCTGCGATTAGTCAGGCCGGAGCGATTAATGCTGAGCAGATGCTGCAATTAGTGCAGAACGGTCTTAAGAAATCTGAAGATGGCAGCGTCAAAGTTCTTGACGGTGGCGTTGAACAAGACCTAGGTGTTTATTTAGCCAAGCTAAAAAATCCCGGTTCTGGCTTTGAACATCACTTCAAGCCCAGCACTCAAGCTGGGATGGGAGCTAAGCCATCTACAGGGACTGCAGGTGCCGCAGGCATCGCAAATCCTTGGCTAGAGGGTAGTATTAACTTAACAAAGCAAATGGCTTTGGATGCTTCCGACCCTGATCTTGCAGCCGTGCTCAGGAGAGAGGCCGGAAAGTAGTCCCCGTGGGACACCATTTCAAGTCCGTGACTTGACCCTCCGCAAACATTATCCCTGAATAAGAAATGGCCGCTCCATTTCAGAATTATTCCGGCGGTGTCCTACTAGCGGACATCGTCAAGAGGAATAATCTCAGCACCTATGTGTCTGAGGCCATCAAAGAGCGCAGCTTGTTTATCAAGTCTGGCGCTGTCATCCGTAACGCTCTTCTCGATTCACGTGAAGGCGGTACCCGCATCCAAGTCCCCGAGTTCAACCCTGTATCTCCAACTGAGGAGATCTTGGACGGAACAGCAACATGGGGCACCAGCTCTGGCGGTTACCTGACTCCTCAAAAGATCGGAACCGGAACCCAGATTGCAACCATTTGCCATCGCGGTTTCGCGTATGCCGTAGATGACGTTGCAGTATTGGCTGCTGGTGAAGATCCAATGCTTCACATCCGCAATCAGCTAGCTGATGCAATCAACAAGCTGAACAGCGCACGTCTGTTCTCACAACTTGCGGGCTTGTTTGGCACGGCACTTTCTGCCAACGCACTGGATAAAGGTAAAGGTGCTGCTTCTGGCGGTGCTGAAGCCAACTTCCTGACTGCTGCAACAGTGGCAGAAGCCCGCTCCAAGCTTGGAGAGCGTGGTGAAGAGTTGGACACTCTGATTGTTCACCCTTCCGTTGCCTACTACCTGTATCAGGTAGGAATGTTGACCTTCTCTACTTCAGCACTTGCCGCTGCTGGCGCAGTGACCTGGGGTGGTGGTGGCGTAGGCATTGGCGCTCGCGAAGTTGGTGAGTTTGCAGGGATGCGCGTAGTCGTTGACTCACAAGTCAACACTGTTGCTCCTGGCACTTCTGGCCACCAGAAAGAGTTCTACTGCTATCTGGTCAAGTCAGGCACCATCCTTGAAGGTGTGCAGCAAGATCTTCGGATTGAAGCTGATCGCAACGTCCTCTCGAAGCAAGACGTGCTTTCTGTGGATTATCACAGCACCTATCACGTGATGGGCACTAAGTGGTCTGACGCTGGTGACAACCCCACCAACGCCAACCTGGCTACCGCTAACAAGTGGGCCGCCACTTATGACATCGACCTGATCCCTATGGTTCAGTTGACTGTCAACTCTCCGCTG